CGACATGACGCGCGCGGGGTCGCCGAGCTTGCCATTGGGCTGCGGAGTAGTGATGTCAATTGGCTGAAGTGCCATGTTCACTCCTTACGGCTGGAACGTCTGTTCGAAGGTGGCCGTGACGCTGTGCGTCAGGCCATTGGGGAACGGCTCGCCTTGCGCAGTGCACTCGAACAGCAGCAGGCCGCGTGGGCTCTGCCACAGGAACGAGCGGCCGACGTGCGCATCGAGGAAGGCGATGATCTGGTCGATCGTCGCCTTGCTGCCGGTGAAGGTGAGCTGGTAGTTGCGGCTGCGAGGGTTGATACCGTCCGGTGCTACCTGCCGGTAGCCATCGCCGAACTGCACGCGGTGCACCACGTCCTTGATGGTGCCCCCGCCTGTGCTGGTGGGCTTCCAGGTGAAGGTGTCGGTCATCGCCCTGCTCCCATCACCCGCATCGCGCCGCCGTCCTTCATCGACCTGACCTGCGCCTCGTTGATCTTCATGTCGATCAGCTGCCCGATTTCCTTTCCGAACCGCTGCCACACCGGGGTTTCTGCGGAAACGTCGGTGGACCCATCGCTGTTGACGACCACACGCACGTTCACCACAGAGCCGCTGCCCGCTGATGCGCTTCCAGTGCCGGCGGTCGGGGCCGCAGGGATCACCGCTCCGTTGTCGCCGGGGATCAGGTACGTCCTACCGTTCTGCCGGAACAGCTCAGGCTTGCCGCCCTCGCCCACCTGGTAGAACGAATCCGCTGCCACAGGGCCACCGGTTGCGCGGCCACCGCCGTAGCTGGCCAGCAGGCCGGCATTGATGCTCTGCGTGCCGCTGGTCGCGGCCGCGTTGCCCGCCGCTGTCACGCCCCCGCCCCATGCGCCCGCCACCGCATTGATGATGCCCACGGCCGCCTGCTTTGCAGCGATGCGCGCCAGGTCGGCAACGATGGCGTTCGCCATATCGCGGAACGACAGCTTTCCGGTCTGAGCGAACCGCACCCAAGCATCTTCCCAGCCGCCGAGTGCGCTGTTCATCAAACCGTTGGCCTGCTCCAGCGCATTGCTGGCGGCGAAGGCATAGTCCTCCCATGCCCGGCGCGCGCCTGCCCGCCAGTCGCCAAGCATCGCCAGGCGCTGCTCCTGGAACACACGCTCCTTGGCCAGCTCGCTGTCGCGGTAGGCAGCCGCGTTCGCCGCCAGCAGATCCCATGCAGCCTTGTCCGTGGCAACGTCCTTGCTGCCGATCCGCTTCAGCTCGTCCTGGTACTCGCGCTGGATGTCGAGCTGCCGGCGGAGCATGCCCACTGCGTCCGACCCACGGCCCATGCCCATCAGGTCCAGCTCATTGGACCGGTCTCGGTTGGCGCTGGCCTGAGCCTGGATGGCCTTTTGCCGCTCCAGCGCCTCCATTGCCTCCTTCTGCTTGATATAGGCGGCAGACTGCTGGCCGGTAGAAAGCAGCTCTTCCCTGGCCGCCTCCAGAAGCGCCCGGGTAGAAGCCGTCATGGTGTTCTTGCCCTTGGCCAGCACCTGCTCGATCGCCATCGCCTGGCGCTCGCTCTCAGTGACCTTGACGCCGGTCTCTACCAGTTGCTTGTTCGCCTCGATCTGCCGCTGTGCAGCAGCCAGCATGTTCTGCGCGGCAGTGTCGTCGCCGTTGCGCTTGCCGACGCCTTCCCGCCTGTTGAACTGCTTGTCGATGTCACCCTCCGCCTTCGCGATAAGGCGCTGCATCGAGCCGTCGAAGTGGCGAGCGTCGTTGTCGGCCAGCTTGTTGTACTGGGCAATGATCTTCAGCCGCGCCGCCTCCTTCGCGCTGGCACGGTCTAGGCCAGCCACCTGGGCATTGATAGCCTCGGCCGCAGCCTGCTCGGCTGAGGCGCGCTCCTGCGTCACCGCAGCCAGGTCGCGCGCGGTCTGCGGATCCAGCGCGCCACCCTCATCGATGGGCTTGGGCAGCGGCGGCAGGCCCCGCATGGCAGCAGCCGCGCCGTTCAGCGCGTCGGTGAAGGATGGCAGACCGAGGTTCTTGACCAGGGTGCCACCGGCCAGGCCGAGGCCCAGCACGTCACTCAGGCGCGGCAGACGGGCCAATACACCCCATTCCCCGGCGAGATCCACCACGGCACTGGTGAAGTTACCCAGCGCACCCCAAGCGCCCTCGACATCGGCCTTGATGTCGCGCCAGCCCTTGGACATTGCCGGCATCACCGCCTCGGTGCGGTTCGCCACGTCGTCGAGGTGGCTGGCATAGATCTGGATTGCCTCGTTGGCGGCCTCCTGCGACCTCCCCTCTTCCCGCAGCGTAGTGATGCGCTGCAGTTGCGCGGCGGTCAGGAAGCGCTCTGCGTCGTTGAGCTTAAGCAGGCCCTCCACCGGTTCCTTTGCGATGGAGTCGAACGCACTGACCGTGGCCGACAGCGAACGCCCGGTCGACGCTTCCATGCGCGCAGCAGCGGCGGCCACCATCTCGAACTGCTCGCCGGCATAGCGCCCAGCCTTCGCGGTCTCGGTCAGCGCGGCAACCGCACCACCACGGGACACGCCCTGCAGGTGATCAATGCTGCTGGCCAGCTCCAGGAAGCCAGCGGCACCGACGGCGGCGCCCTGCCCGCTCAGGATCTGGGCCTTCTGAAACTCGAACAGCTGGTCTTCCGACTGCTTTGCGGCGATGGCCAGTGCCGCCAGCGCGGCAGCAGCCAGCGTCACCGGATTGATCAGCCCAAGCACGTACCCGCCCACGGCACGCGCGGCAGGGCCAATGCCACCGAATTGATCCTTCAGCTGGCCGCCCTGCTGGATCGCCACCATCCACGCCGGCTGGCCGCTGATCAGGCTGGTGGTGATGTCGGTCACCTGCATGGGGATCATGCGCAGGTTGTTTTGCAGCTGCCGTGCGGACATGCCCATTCCGTTCTGGGCGCCGGTGGCATTGAGGATGGACGCGCGGGCGGCGTCGATCTTGGTCTGGTATTGGTCGAACACCGCCGGATTGATCAGCCCCGCCTTGTGCGCTCGCTCCAGGCGATCCTCCATGGCCGCCAGCCGGTTGAGCGCACCCACAGTCGGGTCGATCTGGCCCAGCAGCTGCTTCAGGTTGATCTGCTGGGCCTCAGCAGCAGCGGCAGCTTGGCGCACCTCATTGGCGGCCCGTGCCTCAGCCTCTTCCAGAGCGCGTGCACGGGCGACCATGCGTTCCTGCTCACTGCCGGCGCCGGCCAGCGCCCGCGCCTTGTGGTCGATGCCCAAGGCAGCATCGCGGGCGGCCTCAGCCAGAGCACGCTCCGACAGGTTCGCTTCCCGGTTGCTGGCCGCCCATTCCATTGCCCGCTGGGCCACACCCTTCAGCCGTGCGTCCTGATCGGCCAGCTGCTTCTCCAACTGCTGGCTTGCCGTGGCCACCTGGGCAGTCGACGCCGCTGCAGCAGCACCCGCCGCGCCATAGGCCTGCGCCTGAGCCGCAGTGCTGGTCAGCTTCCCGTCAAGCGCGCCCAGTGAGGCCAGGATCTCGGTGTTGGTCCGGTTGAGTGTCTGCAGCTCGGTGATGACCGCGCCGGTGCCGGTGCCGATGCGGTCCAGTGCACCACCCAGACGGTCACCAAGAGTGCTGGAGGAACGTTCCACAGTCCTGGCCAGCGCCGAGTACTCTCGGTCCAAGCGATCAGCAGCGCCGCCGGCACGATCAGCCGCAGCAGCATTCTCGTCCAGGGCCTTGGTGCCTTCGACCAGGCCACTGCTGTCGACCTTGTAGCCAAGTTCGGCGATGTCCATCAGGGGCTCCCGTTGTTCTGCATTGCCCGCTCGCGCGCGGCTTTCTGGTCTTCGCGCACCGCGCGCAGGTACTCGTCGTCCATCGCCATCAGCATCCCGACCTCCTCCGGGAGAAGGTCGACCTGCAGCAGGCGGGCCCATTCGCCAATGTCAGCAAACGTCAACGCCTCCGGGCCGCTGTGCCTGCGGCCGGAGAGCTCCCAGAACCAGCCCCAGACGTGGGCAGCCGCGTCCGGGACCTCCAGCTCTGGTGATTCGGCGATGCCGAAGCGCGCATTGCGCTGGCGCCGTGTCTCGCCGTTCTCATCCGCCATGTCGTAGCGGACGGCGATGTAGACGGCCTCAGCCGTCCGTTTCGTCAGGTCGGCGAAAGAACTCCGACCGGTCGGTCAGGGCGACGTCGACTTGCTCCCCCACCCAGGGCAGTTCCTTCAGCAGCTGCTGCAGGGTCTGCGGGCTGAATTCGGGCTTCTCCCCGTGGAAGGTCAGCTCCCCCTGCCACTCCCAGCCGCCGATCGATGCACAGAGCATGCTGATGCGGCTGGCTTCGATCTGCTCGGCACCCACCTTGCCGCGGTAGTTAATGCGGTCGTTGATCGACTTGCGGGCTGCGGCCTTCACCTGCGGGTGGCTGTCGGGCAGCAGGATCAGCACCAGGCCCACAGGCTCCTGGGTGGCCGGGTGCACGATGTCCAGACGGCGCTCTGCCGCCACGATGTTGGTCAGTTCGGTCATGTTCGGGATCCTTGATGGCGATCCGATAGAGAGCCCCGGGGGAAGCCGGCCGGATCAGTTCCGGCGTTTCAGGCGGCCGCCCTATCCCCCGGGGTGTTCGGGTTACGGGGTGACGGGGGCAGCCACGGTGATCGGCGCCTGGTTCAGCGCCAGGGTGAAGGTGTTGAGGATGAAGTCCTCATTGCGGCCACCGGGCACGTTGGGACCGGTCACCAGACCGCGCAGGTACTCGATGGAGCCATCGGCGCGCTCCACCTTGAACGCGTAGGCGTCCGGCACGTTGGGAGCACCTGCGGCGCGCAGGGCCACCTGGCCGGGGTCGGTCAGGTCCTCGGCCACCTCCACCTGCGGGTCGCCGGCGTTGGTGATGCCCTTGCCCTTCAGGGCAACCAACGTGTCCAGCGTGTCGTACTGCACGATGTTGGTGTTGATGCCGCGCTCGCCGATGCTGCCCACCTTCTTCACCTGGACGAAAGTCAGGGCCGCGAACTCGGTTTCGGTCAGGTCGGCATTCTTGGGGGTGGCGCAGATGTAGAGCTTCGAACCTGCATTGGTTTTTGCTTCAGCGGCCATAGCCGTATCTCCTCGCGATGGGCGTAAAAAAACCCGCCACGGGGCGGGGTCGTTGGAAAACAGAAAGGCCCGCTGGTGGGCGGGCCTCTGGAATAGATTCGGGAATAATTTGCAGTCGGTTCTGTCGTCACTTCTTGGCGGGGCCCAACTTCGCCGCCACCAGCTGCATGGCCTGCGGCCGGGTGAATCCCGCCTCCACGTAGGCCAGGTACTCGGCGCGGACGAATCGCGCCTGCTCAGCGCAGAACTCGTCCAGCAGCTGCCGGTTCCGCTTCATGCGGGTGATGGCGTCCCGCATGGCCTGCAACTCACCCTCGTTCGGGATCTCGTTGCTGCTGACCAGGTGCAGGTTGGGCGGCTTCGGGCTCATGGCCGGAGTCTACCCCGAAACGAATCCCCGCCACGGGATGGTGACCGGGTGCATGATCCGCTCCGGATCCTGGATGATGCTGGACGTCCAGGGCTTCCTCTCCACCCGCATGCCTGCGAAGGTCGTGCCCTTGGCGAAGGTGGTGATGATCTGGTCCGTGATCGCGGTACCCACCATGATCCCCTGCCCCGGCCGATAGCAGGCCGACAGCTGACCGAACCCCTGAATCAGGAACGGGCCATCGTCCTCGATGCCGTAGTTCTCGGTCCGATTCGGGAACCACTGCAGCTCCAGCCAGCGGGAACTGTTGCCAGTGGGGGGCGTGAACCCCTGCCCCGGGTACGAGCAGGATAGGCCCTGCGCTGCAGCGAACTGCCCCACCAGCGTGGCGAATGCGTCATAGATCGCGGTGTCGCTCATCCCATCCGTCCTTTCACGTCGGCGGTGACCTCCGCCACGATGAAGTCCCAGCGCTGTGCCGCCGCCCGCGCAAAGCCCTTGCCGACCTGGGCATAGGTTCTACCCAGGCTGTCTTCGCCCTGGAAGCCGTGCTCCATGCGCATGGCGTACTTCGCTGTCCAGCCAGCCCACACGGTCTGCCCCAGCTCCAGGGTGGCGAACACCACCTCCGGCGCCTGGGCACTATCCGAAGGCATGCCCTCGACCGATGCGGCCGCAGAGTTACGCAGGAAGCCCGTGTCGACCGGCATTTTCCCGCCCTGTCCCTCGGGCGTGCCGGCTTCCTCCATCAGCTTCGTGGCCGACTCGCGGAAGATCACGCCCTGCATGGCCTTGGCCTTCTCCGTGAAGGCCCGGACCTGGCTGCCGAACTTACTGGCCACGCTTCACCTCCGCCGCCATGTTCACCCGGTACTTCTTCATGCAGCGGCAGCCGATGGTTTCCTTCGGGCCAGCGCCGAGCGAGGTGTCGCCGGGGAAGCGCATCAGCGCGCCGCTGGGCGTCTGGAATGGCTCACCGAACCGACGCACCTGGCCGTTCATCGCCTGGTGGCTGTGGCGGGTTCTGTCGTCACCGGTTGCTGACCAAGTGCCCTCGACGTTCTCCGGCGCCAGGCGACCGCTTTCGATCTGCTGTCGGAATGCTTCCTCCCGCCCAGCGGCCATGGCCGTCAGCGACTCGGTGCGGGCGATCATCTCGCCGCGCAGCGCCAGCAGCCTATCCGCGTAGCGCGCCGCGATCTTCTCCACGTCGGCCGGTGCCACCGGCTGGCCAGCCTTGATGGCCCGGCTGACGATTCCGTCCAGGCGCTTGTCGCGCCGCTTGCGGCCGAAGTACTCCGCCATCTGCGACGGATCACCGCTGGCCAGCTGTCGCCGGACATTGGCCACGAACTGCGCCTGCTGTGCGGTGAGGCCAACGACACCGCCACTGCGGCGCCCGGTCTCGCCCACGCGGCCGACCAGCTCCAGCGCCGTCTGGCGCGGGTTGAGGCCAGCGGCCATGCCGCGGACCAGATGCTGGCGCACCAGCACGCGCTGATCCTCCACCACGCCGGTGATCAGGCGCGAGGAGTTCGACTGCAGCCAGCTCTCCACGCCACGGTTGCGCATGTCGAACCCGAACCGAAGCAGCGGCGTGGCGTTGGCTGGGTTGTACCGCCCGCGCACCTGCTGCCGCAGCGACAGGGTGGGCAGTTCCTTCATGCCAACTTCGGCGCCAGTTGCGAACGCCTGGCGCACCTGCTCGGCCAGCGGCGAGAAGCGCTCGCCATCGAAGCCCAGCGCCTCCAGTACGGCGTCGACCTGCCCGGCCTGCAACAGGCTCGCCAGCAAGTCCAGCTGCACCTGTGATCGCACGCCAGCAATGGCTTGCTCGAAGGCGCGGCGGACAGCCGGCTCCAGGCGTCGTGCCAGCAGCTCCAGCTCGCGGGGTGTGTAGTCGGCCATCAGCGTCGGGCGTGGAACTCGTAGAGCAGCACCTGCCCGCCAGGGGACAGCGGCTGCAGGTTGATGAGGTGATACAGGTGCCCCCCCAGCAGCAGCCGGTCGTCCTTGCCGGGCTGAACGTCCACCGCGGTGGAGATCAGGCCCAGCTTGTCGCCCTGCTGCACCAGCGTGGTGTCGCGGTCGGTCAGGCTGTACTCCAGCTCCACCACCTTGCAGTCGTGCCGGGTGGAGGGCCCGGGCTGCGGGTTGTGCGGCGGGCCAGTCGGTGCGCCGTCGCGCTCCAGCTGCGTGCCGTAGCCATAGCGCTCGATCAGCTTCTCGGCCGTCGCCTGCATGCGGTCATAGAAACGGCTCATACGACACGCACCGCAGGCAGAACCGCCGGCGTCCGCAGCAGCGGCGCCAGGATCTCATCGATCGCAGGAACCACCGGCCGGTTCGGCACCTGGCCAGCGGCCGTGGCATCGGCGTAGGTGACCTCGATGGGGCCAACCTTCTCCTTTGTTACCGCCTCGCTCGCCACGTAGTCCGGCGACAGGCTACCGGGGCTCACTAGCTCGCGCAGCGCCGCCTCGTAGGTTGCGCGCTCGACCTCGTCGGGTACCTCATCCGGCTGGATGGGATCGCCGTCGTAGTCGAGCGCCCCGGTGCGGGGCCACTCGTTCGGCTGGCCCCGCCCGGCCGTGCGCACGCCGGGGAACATTGACGCCCAGCGGCCTGATGCGAGCAGCACCCGATACCGGCCGTCGATGTAATCCGTGGCGCGGACCAGCGCACCCTCGCGGGCCTGTTCCGTGCCTGCGGCCCAGGCGGCGTTGCCGCGCGCCTGGTGGTAGCTGTTCGCGCCTTCCAGCGTGCCGTACATGGTCAGCCCTCGCCCTTCTTCGCCTCGGCCTCGGCGATGGCGCTTTCCAGCTTCGCCACACCCCAGGTGCCCTTGGCGTCGATGCCCAGCTCCTTGGCCCGAGCGATCAGCGCATCCTTCTTGTCCGGCGCCGGCGGGCTCTGCGCGGTGCCGCCAGCAGTGCTGGCCGCCTTGGCCTTGTCGGCTTCCGCAGCAGCAGCGGCGGCGGCATCTGTTTCGCCCTTCTTCGCCCCGGCCTCGGCTTCAGCAACGGACTGCAGTTCACGCACCATGGCTGCCAGCTCGGCCTCGCGGTCATCGCCGTCCAGCGCGTTCCAGTCGGCGATGCTCAGGCCAGAGTGCTCGAACGCCTGGCGTACCACTTCGCCCAGCTGCACCGAGACGCCTTCGGCCAGCTCAATGTTGGCCGGCAGCATGTTGGAGCCGAGCAGCGTTTCCTGTGCAGGTGCGCTGGGCTTGCCGCCCTCGGCGGTGAGGATTTTGCCCTTCAGCCAGCCCTGCACGACCGCGTTGCTCTTCAGGGCATCCCAGTTCGCGATGGGCGTTGCCTCGCCCGGCGGCAGGATCGTGCCGTCCGGCAGGCCCAGCGGGCCCTTGTGGTTGTTCGTGATCTTCATTCTTCGCTCCAGTGAGGCCCCGGCGCACGGCCGGGGCCAAGCGGATCAGATGCCGTCCAGGTAAACGACTTCCTTGGGCAGGCGCACGTCCAGTCCGCCCAGACGCATCACGCCCGGGACGTCCCAGCGCAGCGGGCCGCTCTGCCAGGCCGGCAGGAAGCGGTGCGGCATCGGCATGTGCAGCTTCAGCACCTGCGGATCGTTGCGGTACGCCACCAGGCGCGTGGTGCCGCCGACGCCGGCGGTATCCAGGCCGCGCACACCACGCAGGGTCAGCTGCTGGCCCGTCTGCACGGTGTATACGTTGTTGGCCAGGAACCACTGCAGGATGGTCATGTCGCTCTGGTCGCTCATCTTGCGAGTAGCGATCAGCAGGTACTTCGTCCACGGCAGCAGCAGAGTGTTGGCGATCGAGGCGGTGTTCGTGCCGTTGAACACGTTGAGCAGCGATTGGTTCAGCGTGCCCACGATCAGCTGCGAGTCGGTGGTCTCGTTCCAGCTACCGGTCGGTGCCGCCACCGGGGTAACGCCAGCAGCGTTGAACAGGCCGGTGAAGCCCTTGCCGGAATCACCCAGCAGCGCCACACGATCCACCATCTCCTCCGATGCGCGGCGCGCTGCAGCGGCATCCTCGGTGGACAGGTTGATGCCCAGCATCTGGGCGCGGCCAACTTCTTCCCAGCCGAAGCCGTAGCCGATGCCTGCGGTGTAGACCGGGGTTTCGGACTTCGAGCGGGTGGTGCCAGCCTTCGGGATATCGTCGGCATTGCCGTTGATCCAGTTGGCGGTACCGAACTGGTCCTGCGCGAAGTAGGTCACCGAAGTGGCGAACTCGCTGCCAGAGGTGTCCACGGGCACCAGGGTGCGGTACTGGATGTCCGGGTAGACGGTGCGGTAAACGCCCGGCTCGATGATCGAAGCCTGGGCGACCACGAAGCCCAGTGCAGCCTGGGCGTCGATCAGGGGAATTGCGCTCATGTGGTTGGCTCCTTAGCCGAGACGGACGACGGCCAGCTGGCCGGCGGCGGTGGTGCTGGTGTCCCAGCTGGCACCCGGAACTGCGGTGTTCCCGGTGGAGACGTTGGTGAAGGCGCCGGCAGCGGTCAGGTAGACCGCATCGCGCGCGGCAACGGCGACCGACGCGACGACCCAGATGTCGCCCTTGGTGCGCACGCGCGCGGATTCGCCCACGCCGAAGGCATCAGTAGCACGGCCAGTCACCTGCCCGGCGGTGACCGTCAGACCCGATGCCGAACGGTCCAGCATCGCGATGCCGACGTACTTGCCGCCGGCGAAGACCTTCACCGACTTGTCGGTGGCGCCCTGCTCCACGGCCTTGCCGAAGGCGATGGCCGCACCTTCGACGGTGCGGGAGATCTCGGTAGCCGGCAGCATGGTGGCCGGAGCGCCAGCAATGGCGGCCGGCTGGGTGTCCGGGTAGTTGGTCTGCAATGCCATGGCTTAGGCCTCCTTCTGGCCAGCGGTGCGGAAGTCCAGGCCGGCCACAGACGCGGCATAGCCGTTGTCCTGCGCCGGCTGGCGGTGGGTGGTGCTGTCTCGCAGCGCCTTGGCGACCGGATCGACCGGCTTGGCTTCGTCGGCCAGGATGTCGAAGCGGGCCTCGATGTATGCGTCGCCCTTGCCCGCCACCGCGGCATCGCCGAGCTTGGCGACCACGGCAATCTTGCGGACCTCGGCATCGGTCTTGCCGCTGTAGTCGGCGTCGTGCACGGCCTTGGCCTTGGCGATCAGGTCCCCGCGCTGCTGCACGCGCTGATCCAGGTCGGCGTCGCTAAGCACCTTGGCTTTCAGGGCATCGCGCTCGGCCTCGATCTTGGCGATAGCCGCGTCCTTGGCATCGATGGCAGCCTTGTGGGCAGCATCGGCGGTGCCAGCGGCGGCCTGCGCGTCCTTCAGCTGCTGCTGCAGCTTGCCAATGGCCTGGGCGCCGGCGTCGTTGGTGACGACGGACAGCCCATCGACCAAGATGGTCTTGTCGCTCATGGGTTCTTTCCTCGTAGATGGATTGTTGTCGTCGCCGTGCTGGTGCTGCTGACCACGCGCCCGGTCGACTAGCGCGAGTTCGTACTGCGTGAGCGGGGCCGGGCCCCAGTGCGAATCACCCATGCGGGTGTTGCCGGCGCGCGGGTTGTTGTCCGGCAGATAGGCCACGTGGTTAAAGCGCAACGGGCCTGCCTGGCGGTACTGGTACGGGGTGCCGTCGGGCGCCACGCCTTCGTCGGCGACGATCTCCACCGAGTAGCCGGCAGACAGCGAGCGCGCGCCGGCGACTACCTCCTTTGCAGATGCGGCGTCCATGATCGCCATGGGTGCAACGACGTGTTCGCCGTCACGCACCACACGACCACCCACCTGCCCAACCGTCAGCTCTTTCCAGTTGTCGGCTGTGACACCTTTCGGCGGGTGGCCGCGCGTGACCGGCCGGCCCACCAGCGAGCGCATACTGTCCTCATCGAACACCGTGGCCGGATCGCGGTAGACCCCGAACACCCGACCGGCGTCGTCGCCAGTCAGGCCCAGCTCGCGGCCAAGGTACTGCTGCACGTTGCCCGCGCGGCTGACCTTGGCATCGCCGACCAGGAAACCGTCGCGCGTGAAAGCGAGCCCGGACGCATCGAGCGCCAGGCTGTCGAAGATCTCCATGGTTCAGTCCTCGCGAATTTCTTCGAAGATTTCAGGCCCCAGCACGATGCGGCCGCGGTATGGCTCGACCTTTGACAGGTCGACAGTCGCCTTGGTCAGGCTGATGTGCGGCGTGTAGTCCGGGTAGTCATGCGAGCCGCCGGCACGAATGATGCTTTCGTGGCGCCAGCACAGTTGCGACGACGCGAACAGGATCACGGCGGACATACCCCCCAACGGCTCAACCGCACGCGGACCGCCCTCGGGGATGACCAGCTCATCCTTGCCGCCGTTACTCCATTCGTTGGCGTTGCCGGCCTTGATCCAGTCGAAGGCCTGGCGCGAGTAGGCGACGGTGACATGCAGGTCATCCTGCAGCTCTCCGATGCCCTGCTCCTTCGCCCAAGCCGCGATCTCGTCGGCATTCACCACCTTGCGGCTGACGTACAGCGATCGCGGCTGAGCGTCGGTCACGGGCGTTGCGGCGGCGCGCTGCTCGTCGTCATCCTCACCGGTGGATTCCTGCGGGATGGCTTTGCCGTACTCGAGCATCTCGGCTTCCAGACCCGGTGCGACGCCGGCCTCGGTCAGCATGTTCACCGCCACCCTGGACATCACCTCATCCGGCAGTAGCCGCGTCTCGGAAATGGTCTTGATGGTCTCGGCGGTGGTCTTGCCGATAGCCGCGCGCTCGGTGTCCGTGGTCTGCCACAGGCTCCGCCAGTTGTAGAACACCTCCGTCGGCCGACTACCCAGCGCGGAGCGAATCAGGCACTCGTCCAACACCTGCAGCGCCGGCTGCAGCACCAGCTCCTGATTGCTGCTGATCCGGTCGTAGTAGTTCCGCAGGTCACTCTCGCCGCTGGCATTAAGGCCCCCCGGCGACTGGCCGAGAAGGCGGGTCATCGGGATGTCCGACGCGCCGGACACCAGCTGCATGAAGCCCATCAACAGGTCGACTAGACCGCCGAACTGAGCCTGCTTCTGCTCGTACCCCTCCTCCGAGTCCAGCAGCAGAGCGCCGTTGACCCCCTTCGCCATCGCCGCAAGGGTGAGACGCTGCAGAACCTTCTGCTCATACTCCGGGTCGGCTAGGTTCGACATGAAGTTCGGGATCTTGATGACGTCGACCTTTGCCTCGAACACCAGGGAGGCGATGTTCGCAGCGCTGGCGTCGGCGTCCTTGATGGCCTTGCTGATGGCCATCAGCACCGAGTCGCCCCAGCCGTTTCCGGTGTCCAGTTCCGGGTCGGGCCTCACCGCGCCTTGCAGAACCACCAGCCGCGAGGGATGGATCTGCAGCTGCCCGGCGGTGCCGCTACTCAGGGTGTAGAACGCAGGCCGGCCATAGCCCGGCGACTCGGGGTCGCGGTCCAGCTCTCCTGCCGTCAACACGCGTTTGGACAGCACGTTGAGATGACGGATACCGGCCTTGCCCAAGGATTCAGGCTTCAGCGGCAGGGTGGGATCAGTTTGACCGGTGCCGATGTAGAGCGCGGCTCCGCCCGTGAGGCGTGCTCGGATCAACGCTTCGAGCAGCTTCTGCTGCACGCCAAGACGCTTCTCCTCTGCCTCGATCGCGGTGATCTGCTTCTGGTCCGCGCTCCACCCGCGCCACCTCCGGCAGCTATCCATCGCCGGGATGTCGATCACCTTCCGAGCCAGCCAGGTGCCGCGGTAGGCGTTGTCTGCCTCCTGCTCCGACAGCGTCGGCATGCCGTAGAACGTCGACGCGGCCTTGTCGCGCGGAGTGCCCAGGTTGGCAACCAGGTTGACCAGCCCATCCTTGAATTGCGTGAGCTTGCCCATCAGAGCGCGTTCCCGAGGTTGTAGGTGCTGCCGGTGACCAGCTCAGCGAAGGCGCCCGACAGCGCGTCCACCTGGTCGTCGTGCTTTGCATTGGGGAACTCGGCAATCTCGTCCAAGAACGCCGGCACCCATGGGCCATTCACCAGCTTGATGTTCCCGGCCTCGGCCTGAGCCTCGACCGGCGTTGCCCGGACCTCCTTGGATCCGGATTCCAGCGCCGCCTTCACGTCCCAGCCGGCCAGCAGCTTGATCTGGTGCGCGGCGTTGCTCTTGCCTGCGGCGCCAGGGTCTTGCGGGATCCGGACCTTGATCGTCCGGCCGTCCTGCAGCGCGGTGTTCTTCAGCATCCGCTCGACGCCGGCGGGCGATTCCTGCCCGCGCACGATGTCCAGCACGTAGTAGGTGCCACCGATTTCGCCCAGGAGCAGCCCGACCGTGTAATCGGGGTCGCTACTGGTCTTCTCCTTCGGGTCGGTTGCGCCGAAGTCCCAGCGCCTGACCTTGCGCGCCGCCGAGATGGCCGGCGCCGCTTCCACTACCTCGAACCATTCCCGCTTGAACGTGCCGCCGTCGCGCGGCGTGGGCCGCTGCTGGTACTGGCCGGCGTAGGCGTAGCTGCCTTTCGCGCGCTTCAACCGCTCGATCTCCGCGCGCGGGAAGCGCTCGGGGAACAGCAGCTCGCCCTCCTCGGTACGGGGATCTTCGAAGAAGAGCTCACCATCGATGTAGGTGCGGCATGGGCCGCCGGTCTTCTTGCCGTCCTTGTCGACCCGCTCTGCCTCGAACTCCATCGGCAGATTCAGGTGTACGAACCCCAGCTCCAACTCCACGGCCACCGCAGCAACGTCCTGCTGGTGCAGGCGCTGCATGATGATGACCATCGCCGACGACGTAATGTCGTTGAGGCGGTCGGTGATGCCCTCCCGGAAGATGCGCACCGCGGTCTTGCGTTCGGCATCGCTCTCAGCCGTCTCGGTCGAATGCGGATCGTCCACCTTTACCCGGTCGCCGCGGCCACCGGTCATGGAGCTGAAAGGTCGGGCCTCGCTGAAGCCGTTGCCGGTGTTCTCGAACTTGCCCTTGGCGTTCTGGTCGCCCCGCAGCTTCATCGGCCAGGCAGCCTGGAACTGATCGCTCTCGATGAGGCGCCGCAGCTTCAGGTTGTCGCGCAGTACGTTCGGCTGGCTGTAGGAGGTGGCCAGCGTCTGCAGGTCCGGGCGCCCTACTGGGCCCCATTCCCACGCCGTCCAGAACACCATCAGCAGCGACTTCATCATGCCCGGGGGCACGGTCATCAGCAGGAACTGGATCCGGCCCTCGGTCACCGCTTCCAGGTGCCGGCACATGGCCCGAAGTGCCCAACCGAACTTCAGCGGCCTGGTCGGCTCCAGAACCCGCCAGTGTTCCTTAATGAAGCCCTCCAGGGTCTGCGATCGCGCCCGGATGCCTTCGACGTCCTCCGCGATCCGCGCCCGCTCCCGGTCAGCCGCCCTCCTCGCCCGCTCCGCTCGAATCTCCGCCAGCGTCGGCAAGCGGACCGAGGATCTGTTCAAGGCGGTCAAGGTCATGGTCTGAGAGGTTCTTCAGGTCGTAGGTGCCCACCGCGCCGCTGTGCTTGTGCTTCTCCACCAGCAGGCCGGCCAGCTTCCCCTTGCCCATCGTGGCGGTGACCGCCGCGCTGGCCTGTTTCTCCTTCAGCGCAAGCTTCCGGGCCTGCTCCAGCTCGGCCATCAGGCTGTCGACGGTGACCTCGGCCTTCTTGGCCACCTTCCGCTGGCCGGCGCGCACTGCAGCCTGGATGCGCGGCTCGGTCAGGAGCCGTGAGCCCTGCTGCTTGGCTGTCTTTTCGCTGTACCCGGCGCGGATGGCCGCCTGAGTGCCGTTGTGGTCCTGCAGGTATTCCTGGACGAACCGCTGCTGCTTTGGAGTCAGGCCGCCCGCTTTTGCGGGGGATGTCTTCGTCGTGCCCATGGCTCAGTTCCCCGCGTCCACCTTGGGATGCGGGCTCACGATGGCCCAGACCATTGCCAACAGCGCAATCCCAATGCTCACCAGCGCACCGGCGAAGCTGTGATCAACGAGCCATAGGCCGAAGCCGATCAGCACCAGCGCGATGCCCCAAGCAATCCATTCGAATCGGCTCATGGGTTAACTCCCGTCCGGTCTGCTGCGATCACGGCTTGGCACGCGCGGACGTGGTCGTCGGCATCGCGCCCGATTTGAACAAGAGCTCCCGCGACCTCTGCTCGTAGTTGGGCTGCCTGGTCACGTTCGACGGCGCCGGCGGCAGCTTGGGACAGGCGAGCGGTATTGCAGGTGGCGAGGTCGTCGCGCAGCTGGAGGCTGCCATCGCGCACGCCAGCAGCAACAGCAGCAGGGACGGCCGTGGCCGCGGTGCGGTCTTCTTCATGCTTGGCTCCGATAGCGGCCAGGTTCTCGGCCTGCTTGTGTTCGTCGGTCCGGGCCGACCGCTCTTGCTGTAAAACTTGTGTGGTGTTTGACAGCAAACTGTCAGCTTCGTCCCGCTCGGACCTGTCGCCGCGCCAAGCCCAGCCGACACCGAACATGCCGGCGGACCAGGCGACGAACACCAGCAGGTAGAGGGCAAGCCGGTTCACGGCTCGTTCTCCCTGCCGACCGTGATGGGCGAGACCAGCTCGCAGTCCTGCGGCAGCAGGCAGCAGGTCAGCTCCAGCAGCTGGTCAATCACCCAGCACCAGAGGTGCAGCGCTGGGATCTTCGGCGTGCCGGTGACCTGCTCCTCGCTGTCCACGCAGAGCCACGCCGGAACACCGAACAGGGTTCCCTCATGGGTCATGCCATTTGCCAGCGCATCTGCCTTCGTGACGTAGATCAGCTCACGCATATCAGCCTCCCGGCCTGCGGGTCATCCCGAAGAAGTAGCCGATCACCATGCCGGTGGCATTGTTCAGGCCGCCGATCAGCATGCCGAACGAATCCTTGTTGGCCTCGGGGATCGAGATGGATACCAGGGCAGCCATGGCCATGCCGACCAGGAACAGCACCAGCACGGCGATGCCGACGCGCGCAGCGCCAACATTTCGGGTCGCGAAGGTCATGCGGCACCTGCCAGTGAATGGATTTCCTCCAGCGCCCAGTGGTAGAGGGGCTGGTCGATGATGGTCACGCGGGTGAGGCGCTTGCCCCTTACTTCCTTGATGGCCACCTGGGTGGACTGCTGCACCGCCAGCAGGACGAATGCGATTCGCTGCTTGGTCGGGTCAGGCTCCTGCAGGACAGCGAGCGCGTCGCTGACCATCTCGCGAATGGCCAGCAGCAGCTCGGCGGTGGGGTTCTTGGCCTTCTGACTCTCCAGGACCACCAGCACACCCTGCAACTGGTTGACCGGCGAGAGCTTGGCCTTCTTCTTGGCGGCCGTCATGCGAGGCCGAACAGCTTCTTGGCCTGCGCCAGCCGACGCTTCCGGTCTTCCAAGCCATTGGTGCCGCCGTTGATGCGGCGGGTCACCGCCACCACGTCGTCGCGGTCGGCCAGGGCGTTCAGGCCCTTGCGCTTCCAGAACCAGCCCGCAGCGATCGCAGCCCATGGGAGCATCGCGACCGCCGCTGGCTCTCGCAAGAAGTAGTCGCCGCGACCCATGGCATGGCTGAAGGCCGCGTAGTTCTCGCGCCCGGTCAGCTGGATCAGGCCCCTGCCCTTGAAGCGCATGCCGTCACCCGGCTGCACGTTGCCCAGGTCGGCCCGGTCTTCGTAGGCCTTGCCCGAGGCGTACTCGGTGGCCGTGCGGAAGCCGTCTGATTCGTGCGCCACCTGGGCCAAGAAATGCGCCTTGTGCAGGGCAGTCACGATGCCGAACTGGATGCAGACGTCCTCCAGCGGCTTGGCGTACTGGCCGGCGCCCATGGCGGCCGCTACGGTTTCGGTGCTCACCATGGTCTCTCCTGCATTGGTGCCCGCCCCGCAACCGGCTGGTGCGCGAGGATGTGGTTGGTCCGGGGGGCTGCGGGCGTAGAGGGCCGATCACCACCGCTGCCTAGGCGATGCCCGGCCTCCAAGGGCCGTGCGCAGACCGCCCGCCTGCGTTGTCGCCAGCCCCAATCGCCTCACGGCGAGCGGAGGGGGTTTCGGCGCGGTGGTTGATCGGTGTTTGGGTCCCGGAAACGCAGAAGCCCCAGCGCGGGGCCGGGGCTTCAGGGACAATTCTTGACAGTTGCAGAATTAGGGCATCTGACTGTGCAACTTGTCAAGCGTCGCGAAATCCTACGGTGACCATGATCAGCTCCATCCCTTCGAAGGGTGGCACGTTGAAAGTTTCGTATACACGGCGCTGATCAAACTTCCAGCCGTCAAATTCTCGCCTCCAGGTCTCGGGATCAGCCTCACTTCGGCGTACGAAGTTGTTCAGCCCGAACGTTCTACGCAGGCCATCGCCGTCAGCACGCTCCCATTCGTGATCGGGGATCTCATTCAGCCATTCAAAGTTCGCCATGGCACCGTCCTTGTTAAGCGGCCAACCTGCCGCCCACGAAGTCTACCCCGCGCTGCAGCTCACGCCGGTACTGCCAAACCGACAAGGTGCCGCCGTACTTTTCGGCCACCATGCGCGCCTTGACCGCCTGGCTGGCCGACACGGTGAACTCGGTTCGCAGGATAAGCGCTCGCATCGGGTACTGCCGCTCCATCGATGCCAGCGCCCGGTCGATCCAACGCAGCTCATCCGGAACGCCGACATCGACAGCGATCTCGGGGTTGTCGTGGGGATGGTCTGCGTCGTTGGAGGCGCGAATCGGATCTGCGGCCCACAGGGGAACGATGCGCAGGCCTTTCACGCCGGCGCCAGCCGCCATCAGGCGGCGTCGGTCGGTACCATCGCGGCCAACCAGATCCTGGATAGCCCGCTCGCGCGTCAGCGGTGCGTGGTCGCGAACCTTGTCCAGGACATGCACGCTCCTGTCGGCGCGGCTCAGTGCAAACCGATTCACCTGGGCGTGGCCCCAGCGGCGCAGCTCTTCGGTCAGCGGATCAGTGTTGCGCATCGCGCATGCCCTCCAGTACGGCGTCATCGAATCGGAATACCGGCAGCTTGCTGTCGGTGTCGCAGGTGCCGGCCCGGTCGGGCCAGCCCTTGCAGTGGAACCCCGCAGCGCCGGCGGCCCGGAACTGGCAGACGGAGCAGCGGCCGTGCTTCTGCAGGTAGGACCGGTAGCGCTTCTGCATGCGCAGCTCGGCCCCAGTCATGCGGCCGCCTGGCCCATGGCCAGCTGGTGCTCGGCCCAGAGGGCGATCAGCAGCGCGTCGGCCCGACCGTTGTCCTTCTTTCGCTGCAGCTGGAACGCGGCGGCCGGGAAGCGCTGGATCGCCAGCAGCCGGGCGGCGTCCTTGTCTTGGCCGATCAGCCCAAATCCGCGCTTCCAGACTGCCGGGATGGCGCGCAGGTAGGGCACGCCCATCACCTGCAGCACCGCGCGGGCCTGGCCGTAGCTATCGCCGAAGCGGAATGCGCTGGTACCCCCATCACCGGGCCGTGCACCGACCTTCTCCAAGGCTGCCTGCAGGTCGGCACCCGGATGGGCCTCTCGCTGGGCACGGATGAAGGTGGCCACCGCGCGGGCGTCGACCTCCTTCCAGCCGTCCACCTCGCGGGTGGGCATGTCCAGGATCGGGCCCGGCACGCCGTCGATCAGGGTGGCCACTGCGCCCGAAAGGCCAGGGTCAATGCCAAAGGTCAGGCGGCGGGTCGCCATGAGGTCTTCTCCAGGTGCTTTTCGATCAGGCTGTTCTGCAGGTCCAGCAGGTAGTCATCGCTGCCGACCTCCTGCCGGAACTTGCGGGGTTGGCGGGCATAGGACGGGCCGAACAGTTCCTCGCACCGCGCAGCGGACATGCCTCCAAAGGGCTCCCCGCGGTGTGACCAGGGGTTCAAGCCGATCGTGAAGTCATGGCCGCGCCGCTTCTGGCCGTGCTTCCCACCAACGGTCAGGTGGTGCTCCTCAGCCGGTACGGGATCCTCACCGAGTCGGATCCCGAGGCTGTGTGCCACGATGCACCCTATGTCCTTGATCGCCGCCAGCCTGGCCTGCTGCGAAAGGGTCTTCTTGCCGGTTGAGCGTCCTCGCCTCATGCTTGTGCCTCCATGAAGGACAGGGGAACCACATGGCTGAGCCACTGTATTGCTACCCGTTTGAGATTTTTTGCCACCCGCTCAGCTGGTGGTCCTCTGCGGCTGCGTGGGCACAGGCACTGCTCTCCGCACTGGCAATCGTTGGTGCGGCATGGATTGCTTGGTGGCAGCACAAGAAGACCCTCGGACAGCGGGTTCAGGCATTGACTGCCATGGCTGCTTTTGCTGCCGATGCCGCGGATGGCTTCATGGAGGACATGCGTAAGTACGAGCACAAGCCGGTCGCCAGGCCTTGGAATCTTGACCTGCTCAAAGAGGCGACAAAGGCGATCGCTGCCATCCCCGCTCACGACCTTCCCGATGACCGCCTGATCTATCCGACCCTCCGGCTCAAGGATGGCCTTAGAGAACTGCTCAGCTTGGCGCAGGCGCTCGACACCAGCATTGCCAGCACGGGCGCCAACATCCAGTCGCACCACATGAATTCCTTCGAGACTATGGTTGGCAGAATCGAGGAGACCTACGGCGATATTGTCGACGTTAACCGCTCGGTTAACCCCCTGACGTGGCGTGACGCTCGACGGATAAAAACCGCTCTTGGAAATTGAGCACACGACTACGCCGCCCTCCCCTGCTGCCGACCGTTGACCATCCGCCAGTAGTCCGCTCGCACGTCGTCCAGCATGACGTGCGCGTAGTGGTCACCAATCCAGGCGGTGATGCCCTTGAAGAAGGTGGCGAAGTCCTCCTCCTCCATCGAATCGAAGGCCAGCGACTGGGCCACCTTCACCGGGATGGTCCGGATCTCCGGCAGCACGCCGGCCAGCACCTTGCGTGCGCCGGCCCCCAGCACCTGCTCGGCCGCATCCAGCAGCGCCTTCACTACCGGCGTCGCATCCATCTCCACCATCTCGCAACAGATGCCCGACTCCAGCTGCACCAGCTTCAGCGCAGCGTGCGAGTCCAGATCGCGGAATGCCTCGACGTTGTCGACCAGCAGGTGGCCGATCACGTGGGCCAGACGGAGAAACGCGGCATTACGCGATTCCTTGATCTCCAGGCGGTATTCGCGCCCCACTCGGTACCCGCGATCCTTGGCCAGGCGTCGGTCAACGTCGTTGCTGGGGGCGAATGCGCCCAGCTCCTCGCCCGTGGCCGGATCGACCAGGCGCATGCAGGTCGCATAGATGGGCCGGCTGGCTCGCTTCGCGCGGATCTTCCGCGCAGCTGCTGTCATCACGGTCATGCGTCGTCTCCTGCGGCAAGGTCGCGCCGGCTGCGGCGGCGTCGGCCCGAAGCCGGCACGTCGAAGTCGTCATCGCTACCGCCGGCGGTGGATGTGCCCTTCAGGCTGTAGTTCGGCCGAGGGCCGGTGTAGTCATCGAAGGAACTGCATTGCAGGCGATGCTGCAGGTAGCAGGTGCCGGTCTCGCCCTGGCGGTTCTTCGCAACGATCAACTCCGAGATCCCGGGCGCGCCGCAGGCTTCCTTGCTGTAGTAGTCGTCCCGGTACAGGAACGCGATCACGTCGGCGTCCTGCTCGATCGCGCCGGACTCACGCAGGTCGGCCATGCCCGGGCGCTTGTCGGTCTTCGCCTCGACCCCGCGGTTGAGCTGCGACAGGGCCATGACCGGGCAATTGAGTTCCTTCGCCAAGCCCTTCAAACGGCGCGAGATGTACGACACCTCATCGTTCCGGTTCTCCGACTTCGCCTTGCCGGTCAGCAGCTGCAGGTAGTCCACCACGATCAGGCCCAGGCCGCCGGGCACCTTGGCGTGCATTCGGGAGGCACGCGCTGCCAGGGCATCCACCGACAGGGCGCCGCAGTCATCGATTGCCAGCGGCAGCGACTGGATGTAGTTGCGGGCCTGCGACAGGCGTGCCCACTCGTCATTGTTCAGCGCGCCCTTTTCGCGCATGCGGTTGAGGTCGACGCCGGCATGAGCCGCCATTAGGCGCAGGCTCCACTGGGAGGCGGACATCTCCAGGCTGAAGGCCGCGACGTTTCGGCCGCCGGCAGCCGCGTCCTCGGCCCAGTTCAGGGCATGCGCGGTCTTGCCCATAGCCGGGCGCGCGCCCAGAACCATCAGGTCGGTCGGCTCCAGGTACGGGATCTTGCGGCGCACGCTGCTCCACTTCGGCACCAGGCCCTGCGTGCCCTCACCGTGGAACCGGGCTTCCATTTCGTCCCAGGCCTTCTGCACGCCGCTGCGCACCATCACCAAGCCGCCGCTGCCGCTCGACTTCACGGTCAGGCTGGCCAGCTTCGTAGCCGAGGCAGACACGACCTCCTCCGCCTCGTCATCGCTGGCGCCGTAGGCGCTGTCTGCGATGTCGGTGGTGGTCTCGATCAACTGCCGCAGCAGTGCCTTGTTGCGCACGATCTCCGCATAGGCGCGGACGTTGGCTGCCGAAGGCGTGCTGCCGGCCAGATCGTAGACGGTGGCCACCAGCTCCTGCGCGCCGATCTCGACATTGGCCGTGATCCAGTCGCCCACGGTCACCACGTCGACCTCCCGCTTCAGGTCGGCCACGCCGCAGATGCCCTGGTAGATCAGCTGGTGCTCCCGGCGGTAGAAATCCTCCGGAGCCAGCTGGTCGCGGATCTGAGCCAGCGATTCACCCACCAGCAGCAGTGCGCCGAGGACCGATTGCTCGGCCGGCACGGAATGCGGCGGCACGCGCAACTGTGCGACGTTGTCCAGGTAGTCGGGCACGGCGCTCACGCGGCTTTCTCCTGCTGATCCTGCTCCCGCTCCAGTCGCTCACGCTCGCGTTCGGCATCGCGCTCGCGCTTGACCTGCACACCGCTGGTCGTCAGCTCGCAGCCGCCGGCAGGCGGGCACCACCAGAGCTTGAACCAGTTCCGGCGCACGGCATCGCGAAAGTGAGCACGCCAATCCTTCTGCTGCTTGCCGCTGTCGCGGTGCTTGATCGCAAACTCGCGCCAAGCCAGCGCGATGAACTCACGCGGGATGCCGACGTCGTCAGCGAAGTCGAAGATGGGGTCGTCCGTGCGGATCATCCGCTCTCCGGCGGCCCGGCACGCCTCCACGAACTTCGGGAACGTGACTAGGTCGCGCTTCGGACGCTTCGCCCTCGGCTTGGCGCCGGACTTAGATTTCGAATCCACGTCGTCGCCCCCCTTGGGGGGTATGGGGGGTTCTTGTGTTCCTTGGGGTGTTAAAGATGGGGTGTTAGGGTCGTCCTGTGCGACCACCCCTGGTTGTCCTGTGCGACTAGGGTGGTCGTCCTGTGCGACCAGGGGTGGTCGTTCTGTGCGACTACCCTGGTCGTCCTGCGCGACCACCGGGAAGGCGATCTGGTACGTGTTCGAATCAGCTTCGAGCCGACCAGAAGCCCCCGCGAAACGGATGCGGCTCTTCTTCTTCAGCCAGCCCTGAGACACAGCCGTCTCGACGTGGCGGATGACCGTCGCGCGGTTGAGGGAAGCACCGGCTGCGATGGTCCGATAGGACGGGAACGCGCCGTCACCGTGCTGGTTCATGTAAGTGCCGATCACCAGTAGCACCAGCTTGGTCGTGCCCTCCAGCTCGGACTTCGTGACTGCAGATTGCCAGGAAAACTGGACGCTCATGCGTCCTCCTGGACCGTCTGCAGCGCGCCAGCGACGTACCACAGCTGCCGCACGATGATCATGGCCTTCTCGGTGGCGTTCATACCCCACCCCGCTCCGCTGCAGCCTCAGCGTGCTGGCTGACCTGCACCAGCGCCGCCATGACCTGCTGGCAGGCCCGGGCGATGGCGTCGGCCTCGTTCGGCGTGATGCGGTTATCGGCCATCGCTTCCGAGACCAACTCGGCCAGGTCTCCCTTTGCAGCGGCGGCGGACAGCAACGCAGTGATCAGGCTGCCGGACTCAGGCGCATCGACCCGCTGGGCGATGAAGCCGTGTTCCGCACACAGCGCGTGCAGAATCCGGTAGTCCCCGGTCCGCGCCATAAGCGTGTCCGCCTCCTGCAGGCTGAGCAGGTTGCGGTCCGTGTTCGGGTTTACCTTGCCGCGCAGGGTCGCGGCGGACATGCCCATCCTGGGCGCCAGGGCCTCGCTGCCGCCCCGGTACTGGTGGACGGTGTCGTAGGCGGCATCTGTGACATTCATGGGCGGGGTACTCGATTGGAGACTGGGCGACAGCGGCGGCGCAGGATGGCGCCATGGACAACGTCACATCAGGGATGAAGGGAGTCGCCCTCCTTGCGGTAGGCTGCGGTCACCACACGCACAGCCCGCAAGGAGGGCGACATGGAAGGGGTGAACTTCACTGCAGAGCAGCAGCTGATCTTTCGGCTTATCGGCGAAGTGGAACTGCTGAAGGGCTGCGTCCTCGATCTGATGGCTTCCCAGAGGGACCCTTCTGGTGCCGTCACATCGATCGAGCGGGCAAACCGCAATGCCATGGCGGTCATCAACGAGATGCTCCAGAACGACCCACCACCGCGGATGGCTTGCCTTGGGCATGCGGATTCACTGGCCCGCACATGGTCGGAGGCGCTGAAGCCTTGATAGCAGTGGCGATCAGGCCACCCGGCCTGGTCTCCTCCTCAATGGAGCGTCGAATCTGGTTGCGCATCCAATTCCGTGCCCAACGCATTGCGCTCCAACTCTCAGGCGGCATGGGGCGCCTCCTGCTGGTCGTCGTTGGCCGGCGGCTGGCGGTAGTCGCCGAAAAGGTCAGGGCGCAATGCCCTGGCCTGCCACTGCCTGCCTTCGGGCAGCAGCTCATCGTCGGGCCACTGGGAGACCGCCCCGGCCGTCACTCCGAAGAAGCGAGCCACGTCCGCGTCTTTGCCGCCGAGGGCCTCCCGTACTGCGCGCTTGGTCATGTTCATGGCGCGAGTGTAGTTCGCTAAACGCAAATGGACAAGCCCACTAAACGCCCTAATCGTTAAGCTCACTAAATGAGAGACACATTTGCCGCCCGCATGGCGCTGGCCGTTCGCGAATCCGGCCGATCCCTCCAGGAGATCGCGACCCTTGCCGGCACGACTAAGGGCCAGGTGAGCCAGTGGCAGACGGAGGGGAAGGTCCAGCCCGAGAACATTAAGGCTCACGTCGTTGAGAGCATCTGCTCGGTGTTGGCTATTCGGCCTCGCTGGCTGCTCTATGGGGAACCACCCATGCGGGGCGATGCCGGCGCCGTGCCGACTGTCTCTGCGCCTGAGATTCCCGCCGGGTATGTTCGCTTCCACATGATGGAAGGTCAGGCATCCGGTGGAGGTGGCGTGGTGAATCAAGACTTCCCTGCGGTCCTACGTGAGGTAGACGTCGCCGAGTGGCAGGTTCGTAGCCAGATCGGCTTCCTGCCCGAGGAAGGACGCGTCCAGTTGATCACGGTGCACGGCGATTCCATGTACCCGGATATCCGAACTGGTGACGTGCTCATGGTGGATACGGCTCGCCGATTCTTCGAAGGTGACGGCGTGTATCTCATCAACCTCAACGGATACACCATGGTGAAGCGGTTGCAGATGCTTCCGAATGGGCTCCACATCGTAAGCACGAACCCGAAGTACCAGAGCGCGGTGCTACCGGCCGGTGAGGTCGATACGCTCCATGTTGCAGGACGAATTGTCGGTGGTGCGATCATGCGCCGTGGCGAAGAGTTCTAGCGCCGCACAAGGAGGACCCGGTGGCTTTGATCAACTGTGCAGAATGCGGTAACCAGGTAAGCGATTTGGCAGCGTCGTGCCCGAAATGTGGAGCGCCTGTCGCAGCCATGCTGTCTCCAGCCCCTCGCCCTCAAGCGCGGATTCGCGCCGTTACCTTCACACCAATGGCCGTGGCCGCGATTGTCGCAGCGGTGATCTTTGTCTTGGTCATGGTCATCGTTGTTCGAGCACAGCAGCAGCGTCCTGATGGCGCATGGGCTGAGAGCCAGGCTACCGACGCCGCCCGCACAAAGGATCGGCGTGCCGTTGAGTACTGCGACGATCGATACAAGGAAATGAACGCGGACCGCCAGTACACACCGGCGATGCTGCAGTTCCACTCGCAGGCATGCCGCAAGATGCGCGATGACTATCGCCTCAGATGGGGAAGAGACCCCTGAGACTTCTGTAGGACAGCCGAAAGCCCCGCCCGCCGGGGCTTTTTTGTGTCCGGCATCGGCCAATCCGATCATTGTTTAGCAAATCTCGTTTAGGGCGCTTGACTTCATCCGTTTAGCCTCCTAATCTGCGGCCGTCGCCCAGCAACCGCGCTGGACCGCCGGAGCCCGAGATGGACCACACCGCCCTCAATTCAGCTTCCCACCGCGCCCAGGCAACCTGGGAGAACCGCGAAGACCCGCGCATCGCCGCTGAGGCGGCCATCGACAGCACGGCACTGGAGGCCCTGCGCGCCGCGCCGGCCATGCTCGAACAGGCCTTCGGCTTCCAGTCGCCTGCCTTCTGGGCCAAGGCCGCCCGCCTGCTGGATGCCCAGCAGGACACCGCCTTCGCGACCTTGATCCGCGAAGCTCGCGACGCCTACGTCAAAGAGGAAATCGAGGACGCAGCCGACGCCAAGGGGCTGTCCGCCAACGGCGCCATCGACCATCTGCTTGCGGAGCGCGCGGCATGAGCGCCACCGCCCTCCAGGTCCTCGACGACGAGATCGAGGTCATCAGCCAATCCCTCTCCCGACACCGCGCCCGTGCAGACCGCACCGCCGCACGTAAGGGCGAGCGCGATATCCACGCCGACCGGGTCTGCGATTGGGCGGAGTACCGCCGCGACCGGTTGCGCGCCGCAAGGGCCGAGATTGCCCGCCTCATCGCCAGCAACCAGCACGCAACCGAAGGAGCCACCGCATGAACACCAACGTTCGCCAGATCCGAGAGTTCCAGGCCGTGCGCGACGCGATCGCCTGCACCGGCCTGAGCCCGGCGCCGCTGTTCCAGCGCCTCAATGCCGAGCAGCGCCGGGGCTATCGCGGCCTGTCGGTGGTCGACAACGCGCTGCGCCTGCGCCGCCAGTTCCGCGACGAGTTCAGCAACCAGCCTGGCCCGGAGGCCGCATGAGCTTCGAACACGCAATCCGGAAGGAAACCGTGCGCATGTCGATCGAGTTCATCGCCTACGGCGCGCTGATCGGCTTCATCGTCGGCGTGGCTGCTGTGCTGATCTTCCAGGACATGTTGCGGGCGGTGTTGTCGTGAGCCGCCGCCTCGCTTACATCCTCGCGCCGCTGGCCATGTGGGCCTTGATCTGCGGTTTCGCAGCTGCCGGCGTCCTGCTCGCTGTCGTGCACGGCAACTACCTGTCGCTGCTGATGGCACGCGCGGTGCTCGCCGGCGCCGCCTACCAAACCGCCCTGGAATGGTTCCGCGCCGAGAGGGTGCTGGCCGAGCGCCGCAGCAGCATCCAATCCCCGACCTCCGCCATGCCGGTACCGGCGGAAGACCTGCAGTAACCCACTGCCGGCCCGGCCGGCTCAACCGACGAGGTCCACATGTTGCAGCTTGAACGACACGAAGCGACCGTCCGCAACGTCAACCAGCGTATCCAGAAGCACGGCAAAGACCGCGTGCTTGCGGGTGACCTGGCCATTGCGTGCACGGCGCCGAACACCATCCTCGAAACCATCGAGCCCGGCCTGCGGCAGAGCCTGTTCCGCAAGCAGGTCAAGGGCGACCAGCTGGACTTCGACCACGAACAGAAGGCCCGTGCGGCACAGATCATCGATGGCTTGGTCGCGGTCCGTCATCCTGGTCTGAGCCCCGTTGCTGTGAGCCACAAGTTCACCGGCTACGAGCTGACCATCGAAGACACCTACGACGACTCCACCGTCGAGCCAATCGTTCTGGTCGACGCCACCCTGAAGAAGCTGACGATCCAGCCTCTCGAAGGCGGCAGCGTGGTGCTGGGCTTTGTCATCTCGGCCGAGCTGACCACGGACGAGATTGCCGAACTGGCCGATGCCCTGGTGCGCGAGAACGTCCGCATCACCCTGACCCCGCCGCGCGCTCAGTCGCAGCAGCAGGAAGACCTCGCTGCCTGATCCCCCTGCCCTGCGCTTCCCCCCTGTGGCGCAGGGCTGACAGCCCGGAAAGACGGGCAACCCTCTACCCGCCCTGGAGCACAACATGACCAGCACCACTCCGGCCACCGGCCGCATCCAGCTGTTCGACGTCGACAGCTCGCAGATCCACAGCATCGGCCACGACGCCGCCACCAACACCCTCGCGATCCGCTTCTACCGCGGCTATGGCGCCAACAAGGTGCCAGCGGCGGTCTACCACTACGCCAACTTCAGCGCCGAGGAGTTTCAGGCGTTCAAGGACGCCGAGTCGCTGGGCAAGCACTTCGGCGAGTACATCAAGAAGTTCCCGGAGAAGTACCCCTACCACAAGGTCGCCGAGCAGCAGCTGGCCGCCTGACCGACCACGGAGAGGAGTGCGCAGGCTGATGCGCAGCTACGGTCCGCCTGATTTGCCCTCGGCACCAGATCGAGCCGGGCCACTGCCGGAAGGGTGACGTCCCTCCGGTCAGGACCAAGTAAACACCGCAGGCAAGCCGGAGATCAGCACCGGCCCTCTCCACCCCTATTCCAATCACGCCGGCCATGCCGGCCGGAGATTCCATCCCATGAATGCCCAGGTACAGGAAGGCCAGCTCGTCCCCGAGGAGGGCATGGCCGCGATGATCAACCGCTCGGAGATCGAGCAGCAGATCAGCACCGCCCGCCGTTTCCCCCGCTCGCTGAAGAAGTTCCGCGACGAAGCCATCCAGATGGTCACGCTCAGCCAGAGCATCGCTGAGCAGTGCGTCTATGCGCTGCCGCGCGACGGCAAGACCATCGAAGGCCCGTCCGCGCGCTTCGCTGAGGTGATCGCCTCTGCATGGGGCAACAACCGCGCCGGCGCCCGCGTCATCGATGACAAGGGCGAGTTCATCATTGCCCAGGGCGTGTTCCACGACCTGGAGCGGAACGTCGCCATCACCTACGAGGTGCAGCGTCGGATCGTGGACCGCCAGGGCCGCCGCTTCAAGCCAGACATGATCGGCGTGACCGCCAATGCGGCCTGCTCCATCGCGCTGCGCAATGCGGTGTTGAAGGGCGTGCCCAAGGCGTTCTGGGAGGACATGTACGTTGAAGCACGGAAGGTGATCATGGGTGACATCAAGACGCTGGCCAACCGCCGCGCCGATGCCCTCGCCCACTTCCAGCGCTTCGGCGTCACCGCTGAACAGGTCTGCGCGAAGTTGGGCGTGGCCGGCGTCGAGGACATCGGCCTGGAGCACCTGGTCCTGCTGCGCGGCATCGTCACTGCCATCAAGGAAGGTGACACCACGCCGGAAGATGCCTTCGCCGCCGAAGGCGCACCCGCCGCCCAGAAGAAGGCGCTACCTGCCTACACCGAAGAAGCCTTCGCGGCGGCCCTGCCGCAGTGGGACGCCGCCATCAAGGCCGGTAAGAAGACGCCCGAAGCGGTCATCACGATGGCGCAGACCAAGGGCACGCTCAGCGACGATCAGAAGAAGCAGATTCTGGCGCTGGGCGAGAAGGCCACCGGCGAGCAGCAGGCCGGCCCAGCCGTCGCTGAGGAGGTGGTCGAATGATCACCGTCGAACTGATCCAAGGCAGCCCGGAATGGCATGCCCATCGCGCGCAGCACCTCAATGCCAGCGACGCGCCGGCGATGCTCGGTGCCTCCACGAACCACTCCCGCTCCGATCTGATCCGCGAACTGGCCGCAGGCGTGCCGCGCGAGTTCAGCGACTTCGTGCAGGAGCGCGTCATCGACCCGGGCCATGAGTTCGAGGCACAGGCCCGTGCTGTCTCTGAGGAGCTGATTGGCCAGGAGCTGTACCCGGTCACCGGCGTCTCCGGCAAGTACTCAGCCAGCTTCGACGGCCTGACCTTGCTCGAGGACATCGCCTGGGAGCACAAGCGCCTGAACCAGACGCTGCGTGAGGCCATGTTCGACGGCTGCACCGGTACCGACCTGCCGCTGATGTACCAGATCCAGATGGAGCACCAGGCGATGGTCTCCGCATGCGAGCGCGTGTTCTTCATGGCTTCCGAGTGGCGCCAGACCTCCGGCGGCTGGGAACTGGTCGAGGAGCGGCACTGCTGGTACGTGCCCAATGCGGAGTTGCGCGCGCGCATCGTCGCCGGCTGGGCCCAGCTCGAGGCGGACGTCGCTGCGTTCGAGCCGGGCCCGGCCAGCGAGCCTGTGCCGGTGGGCCGCGCGCCGGAGACTTTGCCCGCGCTCAGCATCCAGGTCACGGGCATGGTCACAGCCTCCAATCTGGCCGAGTTCAAGGAGAACGCGCTGGCGGTTCTAGGTTCTATCAACCGGGAGCTGCAGTCCGATGAGGACTTCGCCAATGCGGAGAAGACGGTCACCTGGTGCAAGGGCGTCGAGGAACGGATCGAGGCGACGAAGCAGCAGGTACTGGGCCAGACGGCCGACATCGATGCGGTGTTCCGCACGATGGACGACGTGGCGGCCGAGACGCGCAAGATCCGCCTGGAGCTGGACAAGCTGGTGGCGAAGCGGAAGGAAGAACGCCGCACCGAGATCGGCAACGCCGCCCGCCGCGCAGTGATCGAGCACATCCATAGGATCAATGAAACGCTGGGCGACCACGCGGTCCCGATGCCTGCGACGCTGGTGGCTGACATCGCCGCCGCTATCAAGGGCAAGCGCTCGTTCTCCAGCATGCAGGATGCCGTCGATGCGGTGGCCACCAACGCCAAGATCACCGCCAGCCAGGCCGCCGACCGCATCCGCGCCAACATCGCCATCCTCGCCGAGCACCCGGACTACGCCCCCCTGTTCGCCGACCGCGTGCAGCTGTGCGCCAGCAAGGCGCCGGAAGACCTGCGCAACCTGGTGGCGACTCGAATCTCCGAACACCAGCAAGCCGAGCAGGCCCGTCTGGACGCCGAGCGCGAGAAGATCCGCAAGGAAGAGGAGGAACGCGCGCAGAAGATCGCCGCCGACGCGGCCGCCGCTGCAGCTGAGCAGGCCGCTCAGGCCGCGCAGACGGCACCGGCCCAGCAGCAGACCGAACCGGTGGCAGCCGCGCCGGCAGCGACTGCGGCACCGGTGCGCACCGCTCCGACGGCAGTGGCCAGAGCCCCGGCACCGAACGCCGCGCCGCGCGAGGTCGTCAAGATCAAGCTGGGCCAGATCGTCGACCTTATCGCACCGCTGAAGATCGACGCCGAGGGACTGCGCCAGCTGGGCTTCGAGCCGGTATCGACCGAGCGCGGTTCGAAGCTGTACGACGCCAGCCAGATCGATGCCATGCGCGGCGCGATGATCCGCCACCTGCAGCAGCCGCTGCCCGACACCTACGCGCAGGCCGCGTGATGGAGTTCTGGCGCACCAGCGAACTGCGGGCCCTGCGCCAGATGGAGGGCCGCGACGCGATGACCGTTGCGGCTGCCCTCGGGCGCTCGCCCCGCGCGGTCCAGGACATGGCCCGCTGCCAAGGGATGCCGGTACCGCGCCAGCCTCACGCCCGGTACTGGCCGGCCACCACCAAACGCCGCGCCCGGCAGCTCCGGGCCAGCGGCAACACCGTCAACCAGATCAGCGCCGCGCTGGGCGTCCCGTTCGGGACCGTGCGCCGCTGGGTCTACGAAGGAGCAGCAGCATGACCAGCATCCACGTGAAGCCCGTCTTCAGCGGCGCCACCGATCGCGAAAAGGAGCAGGACCGGCAGAAGCTGGCCAGCGACCTTGCGCGCTTCGAGGCCGGCGGCGGCAAGGTCCAGATCCTGGGCAATACCGGCATCGACAAGAGCACGATCAGCCGCCGGCAGGTGGTTGAGGGTGCCCGCGGTCGCCGCGCCGGGAAGAAGGCGGCCAACGCATGATCCGCCGCCGCCAGCTGTTCCGCCATGAGCCACACAACGAGATCTACGGAGACTGCCACCGGACCGCCATCGGCTGCCTGCTCGATATGGAGCCCTGGCAGGTTCCGCACTTCACGCAGCTTGCTCACACGACGCCTGGATACGACTGGGAGTCTGGTGTTGCAGCCTTCCTGGCTACGCACGGGCTGTGTTCGGTCGACGTGGTCTTCGGCCCCGAGAACGGGGTGGAGGGCATTTTCCGCTTCATGCAGAACAGGAACCCTCGCGCGTTCTACCTGCTGGGTGGCACCAGCCCGAGGGGCACGAACCATACCGTCATCTGCTGTGGCGACGGCTTCTACTGGGATCCGCACCCCGACAGTGAATTCCTGGACGGCCCCCTCTCTCACGGCTTCTACGAGATCACCTTCCTGATGCCGCTGGCAATGCAGATGCAGGAGGCCGCGTGAGCAACTGTCCCTTCTGCCGATGCGATCCATGCCACTACGAGGATGTGGGCATTGGCTACGTGCCCGTGGCCATTACCTGCTGTGACATGGGTATCTCCCTCTTCGCAGGGAACAAGACCGAGCGCGCTGCTGCACGCCGCATCCTCCGCCTGCGCAGCAGCCACTCCCCACGGCGCAAGGCCCGCGCACAGCGGCTGCTGGCGCTGATTGAAGCCGGAGAGTACCCGTGAGCCGCCACATCGCCCGCCGCGCGCCCAAGGAGACCATGGGCTTCGCCTGGGGCCGCTTCCCGACTGTCGACGGCAGTGCCATCACCTGGCGCCTGTACCGCCGCGACCACCGCCGTGCACTGCATATGCACGTGCTGACCTTCTTCGCCCATGACGATCGAGCAGTGATCGCCGGCCATCTGCGGCGCGCGCGCCGCTACCTGCGCGACAAGGTGGACGACATCGACCTGCAGGCGATGGGTGTCACTGACCTGGAGCAAGCCGCATGACCTACATCCACCCGAACGACCGGGTCTACGCGCTGGAGCGCGCGTTGGCCGCTGCCGTTGCCCACGGCGAGGACCGCAAGGTGCAGGACGACCTGCGCGAGATCCTGGCCGAAGCCCGGCGCGAGGCCCGGGGGTGAGCGGCCTGGTGCTGGTGCCGGCGCCGGAGGATCCGGGCATTCCCGCCCGGATGCGGCAGCCGACGAAGGACGCCTATCGGCAGTGGCTGGCCCAGGCCAACGAGCGCATCGAGCAGCTGCAGGCCGAAGTGGCCGAGCTGCGCGCCGGCGTCAGCGCCAGCACCACCCGGCCCGGCTTGGTCGCCGACCTGGTAACAGCCGCAACTGCCCTCGGGCACCACGAAACGCTGCGCAGCAGCAGCGACGAAACCATCGATTACTGGCGCTCGCGCGTTGAACAGCTGCGCGCCGAACTGACTGGAGAACACCATGGCTGACGGCTCCCGTTCCTTCAACTTCCCACAGCCGCAGCGGTCCCGCCTGCGCCGTGGCGAGATCGTAGTCGACCTGTTCGCTGGTGGCGGAGGCGCCAGCGAGGCCATCAAACAGGCCACTGGCGTCGATCCACACCTGGCGTACAACCACGACGAGCTGGCCATCGGCATGCACGCCGCCAACCACCCGCTGACCCAGCACCACCGCGAGGATATCTGGCACGCCGACCCGCGCGTGGACGTGGCCGGCCGCCCCATCGGCTGGTTCCATGCCTCGCCGGACTGCACGCATTTCAGCCAGGCCAAGGGCGGCCAGCCGCGCAGCCGCAAGACCCGCGCCTTGTCTTGGGTGGTGCTGAAGTGGGTTGGCCAGCTGCTGCGTGCTGATCGGCTGCACGGGACCAACACCGCGCCGCGCATCATCTCCATGGAGAACGTGTGGCAGATCCTGACCTGGGGTCCGCTGGTGGCAAAGCGCTGCTCCAGGACCGGCCGGGTGATCACCCTAGACTTGGTCCAGGCCGTGCATCCGGAGTCGGGAAAGCCGCTGTTCCGGCGTGGCAAGCCGGTCATGGTCAACCGAGTCGCCGACAAGGGCGAGCGGGTGCCCGTCGAGCGCCAGGCTCTTGTCCCCCACAAGCGCTACAGCGGCCGCACTTGGCTGCAGTTCGTCGCAGCCCTGCGGGCGCTGGGCTACGCGGTGGAGTGGCGCAAGCTGGTGGCCAGCGATTACGGCGCCGGCACCAGCCGCGAACGCCTGTTCCTGCTTGCGCGCCGCGACGGCGAGGCCATCGTGTGGCCGGAGGCCAGCCACGGGCCCGCGCCGGGCCAGACGCCGCGCGTCACCGCTGCCGACTGCCTGGACTTCTCCATCCCCTGCCCGTCCATCTTCACCCGTGCCCGGCCGCTGGCCGATGCAACCATGCGCCGCATCGCCAAGGGCGTCATGCGCCACGTCATCGAGTCGGCCGATCCATTCATCGTGCCGGTCACGCACCAGGGCGGCGACCGCGTCCACGACGTGCGTGATCCCATGCGCACCATCACCGCCGCCAACCGCGGCGAGCTGATGCTGGCAGCGCCGGAGTTGGCACCGTTCCTCACTGAGCACGCCAATGCCAGCCGCCAGCGAACGATGGCGGCCGACGAGCCGCTGCCCACGGTCTGCGCTGGAGTGAAGGGTGGCCACTTCTCTGTGGTCACTCCGATCTTGGCCGGCGTCGGCGGTCGGGCCGGCCAGTCCGAGCCGCGCTCCGGCGGCGAACCGCTCTACACCATGACCACCAAGGCAGATACCGCGCTGGTGGCCCCGCACCTGGTCAAGTTCCGAGGCGACAGCGTCGGAACCCCTGCCACCGAGCCTGTGCCCACGATCACCTCTGGTGCTGGCGCCGCGCGTCCGGCCGGCGCCGCGCACGCCCTCGGCGTATCAGCTGCCTCGCTGGTGACCCTGCGGCGGAACATGGTCGGTGCCGACGCACGCACGCCGCTCACGACGGTGGCCGCCCAGGCCGAGCACCACGCGCTGGCGACTGCCTTCCTGGAGCAGGCCAACGGCGGTTATTACCAAGGCGCGGGCAATGATGCGCGCGACCCGGTCAGCACCATCACCGCCAGCGGCAGTCAGCAACGGCTGGTGAGCGCCGGGCTCGCCGAGCTGTCGCCCGATCAGGAGGCGGGTGCGCTGCGCGTCGCCGCCTTCCTGGTGAAGTACTACGGCAGCGGCATCGCGGTCGATCTGCACGACCCGGTGGACACCATCACCACCAAGGACCGCTTGGCCTTGGTCACCGTCCACATTCAGGGCGTGCCGTACGTGATCGTGGATATCGGCCTGCGCATGCTCAAACCGCATGAGCTGTTCCGTGCGCAGGGCTTCCCGCAGACCTACATCATCGACCGCACCGCCGACGGCACCGAGTTGAAGACGACAGCGCAGGTCCGCATGTGCGGCAACAGCGTCAGCCCACCGCCGTTCTATGCCTTGATCGACGCCAACCTGGACCCGGTGGCTTTGCCGCTCGCGGAGGCCGCATGAGCATCCGACGCCAGCACGCCAACAACGGCATGGCCGCCGGTGGCCGTCCGATCCGCATTCCCCGCTCGATCGACAGCGTGCGCTCGCACCTAAAGCGCCACCTCCTGGAGGAAGGGAAGCGCATGCAGGACCTGGCTGACGTCTGGGGCTGTTCGAAGCACAACGTCTACGACCTGTTCTACCGCGACCGTCCCATCTCCCCGAACCACATCGAGCTCGCCGCGAAGATGCTCGGCCTGGACGAATTCGACACCAATGAGCTGCGCCTGCTCGGGGCCCGCGAGGCCGGCTGGCACATCGACACCAACTTCCTGCTGGAGAAGATCGCATGACCACCGACAACAAGACCCTGGCAGACGTGCAGCCCGGTGGGAGGGTGAGGCTGGGGAATGGGCTGCCGGAAGCCGTGGCCCAAGCACTCGCCACTGTGAACGAAGCAGCCAACGATGCTCGGCACGCTGGCAACTACAAGGTAGCGAATGCACTGGTCGCCGCACGCGTAACCCTTAGCAAGCAGCTGCTCGCCCTCTCCGCCCAGCCCTCCCCGGGTGGTCAGGGGGATGCGGTCACCGATGAAATGGTTGATGCAGCGTGCCGTGCCTACTACGACACTGCTGAGGATGCCGTCGCCGTAGACCATGCGTGCATGGAGGCTGCCCTTAGAGCCGCCCTCGCCGCCCGCCAGCCGGTGGGGGAGCCGATTGGCTGGTACACCGACGATCACCTCACCGACCGCTCTGCAACAACCTACGACCGCGCCGTCGCAGATCGCTGGCGCGCCAAAGGCTGGCCGGTGTCCCCGCTCTACGCCGCCCCGCCCGCGCAGCAGCCCGCTCAGGTTTATCTGGACGGCTTGGATCGCGCACTCGGCGAGGCCATCGACCAGCGCGACCGCTACCACGAAGTGGCCGACGACTTGGCAGGTCACATCGCAGCTATCACCGGCGTGGATATCGGCGAGCACAGCAGCGCCAACTGCCCTTGGCAGAACGCCATCGAGGCGGCCGAGGAATACAAGCCCGCGCAGGCCGTGGACCTGCCCTACTCGCTCGATGCCGATCCGGCAGGTATCCGCGCTCGCGTGGCCGACGTGATCACCGGCACGCTGATGGTTGGAGCGCAGGGCCACACGCCACCGCCGGTTGGGCACTGGGCAGAGCCGTTCTGGCAGGCAGCACGAGCCGATGCGAAAGCGCAGGCCGTGGACCTGGTGCAGGACGACAGCGAGGCGCTGCTGCACATCAAGACTGCCCCCAAACCAGTATCTCAGCCAAGCGAGGAATGGGTTGAACAGTACGTCCAGTGGCACGACGAGGGCCGCCGGGTGATGCGGAGGGCTGATCGTGGTTAAGCGACGCATGAAAGAAGACGAGGTATTCGACGTGCGGGTGGGCGATCACTGGGCCAACTACGGCAACACCGGGACCACCGAACGCCGAATCGTAAAGGTCGATGACGTGGAGAAGTGGGGTCCGCATGCGCGCATCTACTACCGCGACTTTGGCGGCCATCACACCTACTGCTTGCGCAGCACGTTCCGCCGCTGGTGGAGGACCGCGTTCCTTGACTTCACTCTGGACTGGGAAGGACGGGAGACTGACGGTCGGACGCTGAAGGCGACGAAGGCCGACAGCCAGGCGGTGGGCAATGGCTGACCGCAAGCACATCGAATGCACCAACAAGAAGTGCATGGACGGCGTGATCGTTGAGCCACCCGGCAGCTGGTATGGCGCTGCCGTTGTCTCTGGCGACTGCGAGGAGTGCAACCGACTGTTCCAGCAGGATCAGGAGAACCCGGATGGCTGACCAGCTGCTCACCGCTGCACCAGGACTTCGCCGCCGAAACAGGTCCATTTCGTTCTCGGCTGCCAATTCTACTGGTCTCCATAGATAGGAAATCGTAATGCAAACTGCCGTCATCAGCGACTGTGGCAACTACCGCTACCTGCTCACCCGTCCCAGCGAAGTCACGCGCCCAGAGCGCGGCACCGCGCTGTTCCTGATGCTCAACCCCAGTACCGCCGACGCTGCGGTAGACGACCCGACCATTCGCAGATGCAGGGGCTTCGCCAAGGCTTGGGGCTGTAATGGCCTCACCGTCGCCAATCTGTTCGCCTTACGCTCTACCGATCCGGCGATGCTGCTTTCGCATGCGGACCCCATCGGTCCGCTCAATGACGACTGGCTACGGCGGCTCGCCCACGAATACGGCGACGTGGTATGTGCCTGGGGCGCCCATTCAATGGCCGTGGGCCGGAGCATCGTCGTTGCACAGTTGCTGCGGCAGGCCGGGGCTCGGCTCTGGTGCCTGGGAGCAACGAAGCATGGATTCCCGCGCCATCCGCTGTACGTCCGTAGTGATCAGCCGCTGGTGGAATGGAAGGCGCCCGGCAATGGCTGACCTACTGCAGAGCACCGACGGGCCCGACTTCCGCGAGGTAGGCCACATGCTGGCCAGCCTGTCGGGTGTGGACCTCGCCAAGGCGAGCAAGGCCACCGTGCGCGCGTGGGAGGCTCGGGGCCTGGCCCTGATCGAACTCTCCCGTGGGGACCGGGCCGAAGCCGAGCGGATCATGGCCCCCGTATCGAAACGCCGCCGCCGCGGCACCAATCTGGCCGCCTCCGGCGCGCCGAAGGAGGAAGCATGA